CCCACCGCAGGAGTAGACCATGCCGACTCGAACTCGGTCTTTGTATGGCGGAGCCATCCCTGGTGGCCAAAGGTTTCGTGTGCTTTTTGGAACATGGCAATCTCAGCCATCTCCTTGGGCAGCGGAATCCTTTCGGTACACCTGTGATGATTACTCCGGCAATCATCTCGAACGTTCAACGCCTCACGGCCTGAACATAGAGAAGACCGAGATTCATGTGATTCCGTTAAACGGTACTGATGCTAGTGGTAACATCTATCAAGGATGGTACCCTACACCAATGTCGTTAATACCTAGTCACATAGCCGTCGGCGCACCCGGCGATGCTGAATGCGTTACTCGTCTCCGTACCAGGACTTGTCCTGGGCGGCCACTTGTTAGCATTCCGCGATTTATCGCCGAGTTACGAGACATGCCTCACCTGGTTAAACAAGGTGGGGACCTCTATCGAACGTACTTTAGGTCAGGTGCTACTGTCCGCGCCCGGTCACAGCTCGAGGCTGGTCTTCGAGCTGCCCAGGACGGACTTGGCATCTACCTATCGACACAATTCGGTACTGGCCCCATCGTGTCTGACCTGAGGAAACTGATGCACTTCCAGGAACAGTTTAAACGTCGTTGTGACGAACTGAACCGGTTGTACTCAGGGTCTGGTCTGAAGCGAAGGATTAAGTTAGGGACGTACACCGGCCAAGACGATACTACAGAAGCTGTGGTATCGGGGGCTGGCGGGACGTGGTACGCGCAACGTACGCGTGTCACGACCTGCGACGTGTGGGGTACCATTCGTTGGAAACCCACTGGACCTATCACTAACTTACCGTCTTGGAGTCCTGAGATCCAGCACCGAGCTAGGCGTGCCTTACTCGGGATGGGAAATCAGGACTTGGGCGACGCATGGGATGTTTTCCCGTGGTCGTGGATGGTAGAATGGTTCACTAATATGGGGGATATCCTCCATACTAATTCGAACCGTATACCAGCCGTCTCGTCCGACGCATGTATTATGCGCCATACGAGATCCCGTTTTGTCTGGAGACGGCTCGACCACCTCGAAGTTCGAGGTGGCGAGGGCTTCACTTTACGCACTACGAAGCATCGCTCCGTAGACGTTCCTCCTGCTGGTCCCACGTTCCATCTTCCAATGATGGATCCGTGGCGACTGTCGATCGTTGGAAGCCTCGCGGCGACCCGACATCGTCGAGTCGCTAGGTAACCAACGAAAGTAGTACGCATGCTTGGATCAACCCTTACCATCACTCTTGATGGTTCGGGCGGCACCGCTAAGGTGCTTCCCCTTATCAACCAGGACAGTTATGGCGCCGAGTATTATCTCGACGACTCGACTGTGACGTACCGCGCGAAAGTGCGGCACTCTAAGGATTCCGTGAAGGCGGGCCAACAAGCCTATGAACGTCACACTGTGACGTTCACCAGGTTCGTGAAGCCCGGCGTCGCTTATCCTACTGGTTCGACCTCGGAGGTCAGTTTCACAATTCGAAACGATCCGAATTGTGTTCCGTCCGACGTGATCGACGTATCGGAGGCCATGTCTTTTTACATGGTCAAGGCAGGCGGCATCGCTGCCAAACTGCTGGGCTGGGAGTCGTAACTCCGAGCCTATACGGCCTCTAGCCGTATTCCGACTGTGATAAAGTGGTTGTCCATAGCCATAGATCTTGCCCTTCTCTAGGAGAAAGTCATGATGAAAAGCTATGCCACGTACTACAAGGACCTATACAGCTCTGTCTTAGACGACATAGCTGACAGGTACCCGTCGCTTCGAGAGTCGTTGATGCTTGACAAAGCTAGACTACTCTCTCTTGTCGATGCGAGAGGTCTAAAGTTCTTGACTATAGATCTCCCAGAGCTTGGAAAACACTTTGAAAGGTGTTTATCAAACTCACTCTACGTACCTTCTCGACTGCCTGGCTCGCGCCCGGTAGCGGGGAAGGTCGGTTTAATCCCGAGACTATTCTCGGGGATATACCTTAGAGTCTTCGACGAGTTTGGAGCGCTTCGTGTCGATTTGGACATCCATGCTATCGCTTGTCTTCGCCAGCTATTTTTGATGGCGAAGAAAACGAAACTGGAGTGTGAAGATGCAAGGAAATGGCAAGCCATATCCGAGTTCTTCGGAATCGACCGGGGACTACGTCGACCATCCCTTGACTGGGAAGCCGACGATCTCGGAACGTTTGACTCAGATCATCTCCATCTTGGAGATCATCAGATCGATCGTTCCGATCCTAGACAACCTGTTCTCCCGGGACTCGTCCCGGAAGAGACAGACCAACTAGGACCCGACTCCATTGAGTGGGGACACATTTGTAGCATACAGTCTGTATGCGACATTGTGGCCTCCACCCTAGGGGTCTTTAATCCCTTAGAATGGAGAACGAAGCATGGACCTGGTGCCGTCGCAGATGGACGTAAGGGAGAGTCTAAGTACGACTTTCCATATTGGCCATCTAAGCTCGATGCTGTCTTTCCACTGCCGGACTTTGCTTACGCAAATTACGGACTGTGGGCAGACGACACGACTACTCAGGGTGGAACTCGGAAAGGTTTCAGACACCTTTTCGGAGAACCTCCTTCTCGGCTTTTGGCTGTCCCAAAGACGCAGAAAGGACCTCGGCTTATCGCCGCTGAGCCTAGCTGTTATCAATGGTGCCAACAGTCGATCAAGGATTTCCTGGCAGGTCGAATTGGATCAACACCTATTGCCTCCTCAGTTCGATTCCGAACTCAGTTGGCGAATCAGGAGTTGGCCCAACGAGCGTCCCACGACGGAAGAGCTGCGACGATTGACTTGTCGAGCGCTTCTGATCGAGTTTCGTGTTGGATCGTTGAACGAGCTTTTCGAAGGAATCAAAGCCTTCTCAGAGCCCTTCACGCATCCCGCACGAGATGGGTTTCTCAACTCATCGACGATCTATCTCCAAGATACTACATCTTGCAGAAGTTCGCAACTATGGGATCGGCATGCACTTTCCCTGTTCAGA